CGGCCGGGTATGACGCTAGGCCTAGCGACGTGAAGTGAGGTCGGTCTGTTTCATCGCTGATCCCGAACGCCAGCTCCTGCTCCACGTCCCACCCCTCGGTTGCGATGAACGCCTGCCGGACGCGGTTGCGCGCCCGCTCGGCGCCTGCCTCGTTGCCCAGACCGATGCCTGAGCACGAGAAGGGGTAGACCACGGTGAACGAGCTGAACTCCGGCTGCGGTGGGGTTGTGCCCTCGGCCTTGACCCGCATGGTCCCGACGGCGCACGGGTTGTGCGACTCCGGGAGATCGTTCGGGTAGGAGTCGATGACGACTCCCGCCCTCCAGTGCCCGTCACCCTCCGGCACGATCGTGCCCGGTGTGGTCACGATCCCGTAGGGTCGGGGAGTCGGAGGCGGTCCGTCGATCCGCAGTGCTGCTAGTGCGGCCATTCAGCTACCCCCTCCGACTCGTGTCCGACTCTCCATTCCGTTCTCGGTTAGCAGGCCCGCGCGGTGCCGGTACCTGCGGTCACGCCGTTCGGGCAGAGCGTGAACTGGCCGTAGAAGGCCTCGGCGGCGATCACAGCCGCGTTCTCGAACGTCTCCGAGAAGAACTTGACATCGTTCGTCTCGTTGAGGATCGAGTCGCGGACGAGACCGATGTTCAGCTCGCCCTGGTCGATGAACAGGATGCCGCCCTCGGGCCAGAGGAGAACCTCCGCGATGTCGGGGAAGTCCACGATGTCGCCGTCTGCCTGCGCACCGATGACCTGCCCGCCGCCCGTGCGGCTGTCGAGGTACCAGTCCACGGACACCTGCGTCCGCGCCTGGATGTCCGCTGCCACGCTCGCTCGCGTGACCGGCGACGAGTTCGGGAACTGCCGTGCCGACTGGTCGGCGACGATCAGGTCCGCGAGCCAGGCCGGTGCGAGCGACCGCAGTACGGCGTTCGATGCGAGCCGATGCCGAGAGCGATAGCCCGCCGCGAGGCGCAGCAGGTTGTAGACGAGACCGTCGAGAGCGCCGTATGCCTGCGCGGTCTCGGTCGGCACGATGGTCTGAGGATCCGCGAACACTGCGTCGAGCAGCAGCGAGTCACGGGTGCGGGCTGCCTGGACGCCCAGGAGATCCTGGTACGCCGCGATCAGCTCCGGGAACGCGATGCTTTGCAGGTTCCCGGCCTGGAGACAGGCCGCGATGATGTCAGCGCGAACCTCGGAGTCCGACGGACACTCGACCACGACGCAGTCCTTGGTGAACGTACCACCCTCGTCCTGCGCCTCGGTCAGGTGCGTGATCCCGTCCGTGACGTCCGTCGCTGCGATGGAGATGTCCGGGTAGTAGCGCAGCCCGCCGCGCGTGGCGTTGAAGCCCGCGAAGGCGTCCCGCACCGGGCGATCCGTGACGCCCATGGCGTCGATCTCGTACCGGATCGTGGACGGTGCGCACCAGCCGCCCGACGCCACGAGCGCCTGCGGGCCACGCACCGCGCGGATCTTCTCGTCGTCGGCCGCGATGGACTCACCGTAGAGCTTGCGCTCCTCCGGGTAGTCCCACGAAGCCGATGCGATGACGACCTTCTGGGAGAAGCCAGGCGGCGTCGAGACGAAGCTCCGAAGAGCCTGCGAGACGGCGTGCGCCAGGCCGTCACGGTCGAGCTTCTCGCCCGCCGTGATGCCCTCGATTCCGACCGAGGCGACGAGGGACACGCCCTCTTCGACCTCGATGGGCTGATGCCTCCGCGGAACTGCGGGCGGCCGATGCCGGAACGGCACCGGAGCCGCTGCCGCGACGAGAGCCTCTGGCTCGTCGGCCAGCTCGGAAGCGCCCTCGTGCGACTCTTCGCTCGCGTCGTCGCCCTCTACGACGGCCTCTGCCTCGACGGCTGCCTCCTCGGCGTCGCCCTCTCCGTCGCCTTCATCTTCGTCGCCAGTGTCCTCGCCCTCGACCTCGGCCGTGACGGTGACACCTGCGTCGGCTGCGATCTCGGCCATCTCTGCCTCGAATCGCTCGCGCTCCTCGGTGCGCTCGGTGAGCGCCGTCTTGAGCGCCTTGAGGGTCTCGGCTCCTGCCTGCGCGAGCGACTTCCGCTCGTTCAGGTCGGGCGGATCCTCCATACCTTCGAACGCGGCCCCCGAGGCGATGGCCCCGAAGACGGCGTTGTACTGGTCGATGAGGGACTGGATGTCCTCGTCGGACATCGCGGCGATCACCTCTAGATCGACCACGGGGAACAGCGGTTCCATGCTGGTTGCCTCCACGAGTGGTTGAACTACACGACTCGCGGTGCCCGCTCGGACGTCCGCTGGCGTTCGGTGACCCGCTCGGATCAGCCGTCGTTACGCAGGAGAGTAGAGCACGGAGCGGATGATGCGCAAGTCCAATAGCGGGACCGAGACTCGAACTCGGGCCGAAAGTAGCGCCGGGTGGATTTGAACCACCGATCTCCTCGGCATGAACGAGGCGAGATGACCAGGCTTCTCTACGGCGCGGGCACGAATCCTAAAGCGCGAATCGGCCCGCGTGGAACTTGCGATGGCAGTTCGCGCAGAGCACTACGCACTTGGCAATCTCACGCCGAACACGCTCCACGCTCCAGCCAGCGCAGGCCAGACCGGCGACCACGCTGTCCTTATCACGGAGATGGTGAAAGTCGAGGCACGGAGGGTCCGCCTCGCCGCAGCGAATACAGCCACCAGACTTCGCCTCGGCGATGATCCCCCGCACCTCCTCCTTCTTTCGTTGCCGATACCCGGCCAGTCGATGCCGGTTGCGCTGCGCCCACTCGCGCTGGTAGGTGCGGTTGTATTCCCGCCGCCCTTCTAGATCCTTACGCGGCATGCGGGGCATCATATCCGCTTCCAGCGCATGAGACTGGCGTGATACCGCTTCACTACCCCGCGGGCGAGAAGGCTAGCCGTCTGCGAAGACGGCTGCTCGTCGAGCCGGGTTGCGCCCGTTGTAGCTGCGCTGCTTGACCAGACTCGGCATGAGGTCGGGATGCTCGACGAGGCACGGCACCGTGGCCCAGACGTTCAGCTTGTGCTGCCGCACGAAGCGGCCCACTACGGGATCATCGCCCAGCGTGCTCATGCGTCTACGTGCGCGATCGGCGACGTGCTCCTTAGCGAACGGCACGAAGGCTTCGGCTAGTTCGAGCGGCCAGGAGAGCGCCACCACAGGCACCCAGTTCGCGCTCGGTGGAAGTTGGACCCAGTCGCGTCCCTCCTTCGCCGCCTGTCGAAGCCAGCGCCCGTGTAAACCCATGCCTGGCACGAACAGCGCCACGAGCGCCTCTGACCGCGCACGAATTGCCAGTCTCACGCGCGCGTCGAAGTCGTTGCTGAGCTGCACGTCGTCTTGTAGGACCAGGCGGTGAGTCGCCTTGGAAGGAGCGGAGCGCAAGCATTCGATGTACGTACGGATCGCCGATGGATGCCCGTCCGGCTCCGGATCTGTGACGACTTCGTAGGCGGCCAGCTCATCACTGAGTTGCCTTGAGGGATGGTGCTGCACGACCACTGACATCCTCACCACGGCGCGCGCCCGCCATTCGCAGCCTTGCGTCTTTGGTAATACGCTCTGGCATCCTCGCGTCCGCAGGCTCGACAGTCCCGGCCTCCACTACGCGTGATATGTGTATTCGTTTCGTCGTATGCATGTCCTCGCGGACAGTGCGTCTTCCGGGCGTTGATCGCCATCGGGGAGTTGCCTCGCAATACGTTCTCCGTGTGGGTTACATACTCCAGGTGTTCCGGATTCACACAAAGCGGATTGCGACATAGATGATCCGGCTCGCGTCCCTCCGGAATCGGTCCCACAAGCGCCTCATAGACCACGGCGTGCGCGTACTGCTGGCGACGCGAGCCATCCGCGATACTCCCTACCGTGACTCGACCGTAGCCACGAGCAAGCGCGCCAGAGAACTCCCAGCACCCTCTCTCCGTCCTAGTAATGCGGCCGAGTACCCTCTCATGAGGCGACACGGGTCTGCGGCCGAATCGCGAGACGCGCTCCACGCCATTGATTCTAGCTTCATGTCGAGAGAAACACCGGGCGGCGGGGGAAGAAGGACGAGTAGGGTGTCCTTCGCCGCCCGGTTCTCTTAGCGGCGCGGGCGCGCTATCACAAAGCCAGAGGTCAGATCCACGTTGATCGGGCTGTTGTTGGGGACCAGCACGCTGCCTTGGTAGCGCAGGTCGTGTGCCGTCAGCGGGATGATGGAGGAATCCGTGCCGCCCGTAGTATCCGGGTCATAGCCGATGACCAGCTTCGACCACGAGTCTCCGGCGTCGGGGCCGCTGTTCGATGACCAGGTCAGCAGCGGTATCACGAGAGTAATGGCGCGGGCGCTGTCATCGACCGTATAGGCCGCTAGCTCCGCATCGGTCAGCGTGATCCGCGCATAGTCCGTGTTCGTGACCTCGTTAGTAGCGCCAGAGACGAGGTCAGAGAACGAGGTCTTAGCCCGCAGCACTTCGTCCGTCTCCAAACCGGCAGCGGCGAGCACCAAGACAATCAGCGCGCTGTTCGTCGGGTCATTGGAGTTGACCCGGTTGTATAGCTCGACGATCCGGCCGAGCGCCACATTGAATGGGAAGTTCACTACTCAGCAGCCTTCGGATACACGCTCTGCGTAACGCCGCCCTTAGAACAGTACGCCGGGAGTACCTCGATCTCTTCAGCCACCGGTGCGCCGTGGACTATCTGCGACGGCGTCGCGATGGTGACGCTGGCCGGTAGCGCCTGGAGCGTGCTCATCTGTACGGTTCGAAGATCGGCCCTGAGCAGCCGAGCGAGCGCACGCGCTTGCGAATGTGGCTGACGATTCGCTGCTGGCTCGCCCCGCCGCGGCCTTGCGCGCTGATCGCGTTGCTGGCGTCCGTGCAGTTCGCGATCGGGAAGGAGCCGTCCGGCAGCGCCTCTCCGCTGCGCGCCATGCGGCGACGTTCGGCGTCTGAGTAGTCGCGGAAGTCCACGCGGTTGATTGCCGCCAGCTCGACGCCGCAGAACTCACCCACGCCCAACTCAACGAGCATGTCCACGTCCTCGGCCAGTTGTAGATCGAACTCCGCACGCAGCGCCTCGTCCCGGTCGTCGGAGTCAGGCGGCCCAAGGATGAGGGTCGCGATCTCCAGCGAGTCTGCGCTGGCGGCCAGAGACAGCTGCGAGCGCGGAACGACGTAGCCGGGCACGTTCACGGCGAGCGCCGCCTGTAGCTCAAGCGCGCCGTCGTGCGCGCGCCAGTCGCCAGAAGGCGGGCAGGCGCGGAAGTCGCGGATGGCCTCGGCCGTGGCGTCAGACTTGACGACGCCAGAGAGCCAGATACCGAATACTCCGTCCTTGGCCCGCGCGTAGCCGACGCAGGTGCCCGTGTTGTCGTAGTGCTTTCGTGCAGCGGCAGCGCCGAGGTTGAGTGCCGCATGCCCGGTGCCGATGGTGATGCGGCCGACAGGAACCTCAGCGCCATCGTCGCAGAGCATCGCGCCGAGATGAAACTGCGAGTAGCCGGTCCGCGAGTGCGGCGCGTACATGCAGGACGAGTAGGCTCCGTTGGAGCGGCCAGCGTGGCATGTATTCCAGAGCGCCAGATGCCCGTAGAACTCACCCGTTGGCAGGATGGTCATGGGCGTCGGCTCATCCGGCTCCTCGATGAAGAACCAGTCACGCGGTGGCGCGAGTGGGGGCTGCACGCTCGCGATGAGCGCAACAGCGTTCGGATCGGCATCAGTCCGCAGGACAAGAGGCTGGATGCTTTCGCGTTCACGGATAGCGAACCCGGAGGCGACGATGGCACTGTTCTCGACGATGCGGATGACCGTCTCCTCGAAGGCTGCGATCGAGGCGAGACTAGCCCCGCCTATCTTGCCCGCGATGCCGCGCAGGTAGCCCTCGGGGAAGGAGCCGAACATCATCGCCAGCATCTGCTCTTCCGTGAGTACGCTGAGATCGACCTCTTCGTAGGTCTGCGCGTCGATCAGCGCCTGGCGCTCCATCGGCAGATCGAGCGAGATACCGACGCCGTTCTCCATCTGTCGCATCGCGTCGTCGGCGTCGTCGGAGCCGTCGAAAGTGCCCTCGCCCCAGATCACGACGGCCTGCGGCGGCAGGTCATCTGGCAGCTCCCAGCCTTCGCGCTCGAAGTCGGCCGCCGGGATGTGCTCGATAAGTTCGATGCGCCCGACCGTCTCGGTGGCTCGCTGATCCTCATGGGACGCGGCGATCGGTAGCGGCAGATCGCGCTCGCCGATCTCACCCGGGATCAGGTAGCGACCATCGCTCGTGGGTGAACCCTCGATAGCGAGTATTCCCTCCCATGCCGTGCGCTGACGTTCGGTGTCCTGCGAGGTAGTGTCGTCTTCGACAGTGATGGTGACGGCAGCCGTGACGTGGTTATCCATGGCGGCAGAGTAGGCCTCCGGCAGGACAGCACTCGACACGATCGCCTCCTCGGTAGCTGTTTCCTCGCCCGAAGCGCCAGAGTACACGAGCGTACAGCGGCAGTTGCGGTGTAGAATCCCGTCAGCGATGTACCAGCCCATGCCCGTATCGAAGTTGTAGACGTGGCCACTGAACGAGTGACGCTCGACACTGATGACCTCGTCCGGCGATACCTCAGCGGACAGAGCGAGGCGCGCATCGCAGAGAACCTCGGAGTAGGTCGTCCGACCGTTCGCCGTCGTCTCCTTGCAGCGAGCGTTCAGCCGCGTGGCCGCTCCGAGGCGAACCGCGTCAGTGCCGCGCAGATGACTGCCGAGCAGCGATGCGCTCGCGTGAAGGTTGCGAATCATGCTCGCCGCGAGCGGGGCGTCGAACTGCCCGAAGCCATCGCGAAGGCTCTGAGTCGGGAGCGCAGCGGGTCGAAGATCGGTACCGGTGAGAACAGCCTCGCGCGTGCGTTCCGGAGAGCGGGTCTCTCGTGCCGTCAGCAGGCGGCTATTGGCCCGTACAACATCGACATCCTGATCGATGATGCCGTCGCCGTGGAAGTCCATATCCATCCCGCTGATCCTCTCCGGCGTCTCGGCAAGCGCATCGAATATCTGTGCGGCGCAGGGCTTCACGTTCTCTATGTCTGGATCACCCTCGCCCACCCCCTCACGAAGCATGGGGCGCAGGAGGCGATCTCCTGGTCGAAGCTCGTCCGCCTGCTTCCACCCCTCGCCGAGCGCGAGTATCGGATGATTCGGGGTAACGGTGAAGATCGTCCTTCGCGTGCGCACCTTGACCACTTCGCCTTCATAACGCCGCCTGGTGACCGCCGCCAGTCCGGGTAGCACCACCTTCGCATCACCGAGTACGCAGTTGATGACCTCCTCGTCCGGCAGGTCGGGATCGCCGGGATACATGGCCGAGTAGCCGCCCACGTCGAAGTAGTCGTTGAGCGAGACTTCCTGGCCGTTGGCGTCTACGTGCGTCTCGCGCGTGCGGTCGTCCTCGGTCGCGAGCCATACCTTCGTCACGTCCTCACGCCCGGCGAAGGCGTCGGTTGCGATGGCCTGACTCGCACCGTTCGCCAGCCCGATCAGGTCGGTGCGAGCGAGCGCCACGGCGCGGTACTCGGCTATGCCGTCTACCGTCTCGACGATCGCGTTCGCCGTGCGCGGGATCGAGTAGCCCTCCTCCGCCGCAGTCTGGATGACGCCGCGATAGACCGCGCGTAGATCGGCCTCGGTGGCGAAGGTCGCGTGCGCACCGACCTTCTCCAGCAGCTCGGGCGTGATCGAGGGCTTCACGTCCCAGGCGATCTCGTGCGCCTCATAGGCGGCCACAAGCAGCTTCACCAACTCGGCGCGCTCCCTCGCCGTCAGCCTGTCCACCTGCTCGCCCAGCCCCTCGGGGATCACCTCGTCCTCGTTCGGAGGCACGATGGAAGCGGTGAGACTGACGGCCTGCGCGCGTAGCTTCCTCGCCATGCGGCGACCTGCCCCGCGCAGCAGGCGCTTGTACGCCTTCGCCAGCGGCTCAATCGCTGCGACTTCTAGGTCAGCGTGGACTGAGCGCGTGATGCGATTCAGCTCGTCCGGCGTCATACGGATGCTCCGCTGAGCGCCCTCACCCTGCCCAGGAAGCCCGCGGGCAGCTCCGGCGCGCGATCGTAGATGGTCCCGACGGCGTGCAGCTCTAGCACCTCCGCGAGCGCCTGCGCCTGCGTGTGACTGACGCCCATGCGGATCGCGACCTCGACGAAGTTACGCCCGCCGTCGATGGCGAGCGAGACGAGGTCAGGGCCGTGCTCCAGTACCAGCTCAGGGCCGAGCGTGGCGGCCACGAGGCCCGAGCGGACGCCCTCGACCTGCTGGACACACTCGACGCAGCGACCGGTCAGATGGTTCCGCAGGCGCGTACCGATGCGCGAGCGGATCTCCTCCATGCTCGTCTCGGCAGCCCCGAGCAGACGGTACGCAGAGGCCGTCATGCCGTCCGGTGTGACCGGCGCGGCGCGTGGCGTCTCCTCTCCCGTCGGAGGTCCGCCGTTCGGTGCGGTTGCGCCTGTAGCGCCCTCCGGCGCGATCGGCGTGATGACCGGCTTCGTCGCTGGCTCGGGTGGGACGATCTTGCCTCCTTTGACCTCGACCTCGATATGCGTGACGGCGAACAGCGCCTCGGCCAGCTCGTCGTCGCTCATCGCGTCGGTGTCGGAGGCATTGCCCGCAGCGCGTAGGTACTCCTTGCCGACCGCGCGAGCGTCGTACAGCTTGAGCGCGTCCGCGAAGCCATCTGGGTTGACCAGCACCTCGGCCGGGTCGTAGCCGACGGTGACGGAACGCCAGTCCGCGAAACCCGCCTCCTTCGCCGCCGGTCCCAGGTACGAGGTCGTCACGTTGTCGGCGAACGACTGCGCCACCGGATCGACGTGCGCCCACGAGTCCTCGTCCACCATCCAGGCGTTCCAGTGCTGCGTGCCCGACGTCGAGAGACCCATCACCTTCTCGGGCGGCATGTCCACGCCGACCGCGAACCGCTGCATGGCCTTCTCGCGTAGCTCCAGCTCGCGGATGACCTCGTCGGGATTCCAGATCTTGATGAGCGACCACACCTTGCTCATGTCGCCGCCCGCCGGTTCAGGTACGCGAACCACGATGGGAGCGACCGACTCCGCGCTACCAGGCTTGCCGATAGCCGTAATCATCGCCTGCGTTAGCCGTGACTGGAACGGATCTTCCTCCGGGTTCTCCTGTCCCACGACCTGCTGAAGAGGCTTGAGCGACCACGACTGCGGGATCGCCAGGATGCCCGGACCGGACAGCCGCGAGATGAGACGCGCGTTGATCGAATGGGTCGAGCGTACGATCTCCTCGCACTCCGAGAGCACCGAACGCATCGGCGCGTCGGCCATGAGCGAGTACGCCGGGTGCTGGCGATGCCAGCGGTATACCTGAACGTTGTCACCCACCGGCTCGAACGAGTCGTCCTCCTCCTCGACGAGCTGCTGCGGTGTCAGGCCCGGTGCGCTAATCCGATGCCATACCGGTAGGCCTCCACGCTTACCCTGCTTGCGTAGCTCTAGCATCGAGACGATCTCCCATGATTCCTGAGCATCCTCGTCCTCGGGATCGGCCTGTGTCCAGAGCAGGTAGCACTCGCCGCACAGGAAGTCGAGCTGGCCGTAGGTACTGAGCATGACCGCGCGTCCGCCGCCCGGATCCTGGAAGCGATCGAACAGCTCCGTGAGCTTCGGATCGTCCGTCTCCTCGACCTCGCCTGTGTCGGGATCACGCAGCGCGGGGAACCATCGGATCTTCGCGAGCGTGCGGGCGGTGAACTGCGCCGCGTAGCGCACTGCACCTATCTGGTCGTAGTAGGCCAACGCGTCGAGCTGCCACTGTGGTACTCGCGTCGAAGACGTCGCCTTCGGTAGATCGCTCGCTCGCGCAGCAGAGGCTGTGATCGCTCGCGGAACCGAGAGCGACATGCCGGACGCCCTTTGTCGAGCGGCCCGTGTCGCCATCTACGCCACCTTCAACTTCTGAGCCTGCTGTGCGGCGATGCGCTCGGACCGCCGCTCTACGGCCTCAGCTCGCGCAGCTCGGATGCGCTCTGTCCGCTCCTGGCGCTCGGCTAGCCGCTCCTCCCTGGACTTCCCGCACCCGCATGCCACGTCCGTCTCCTCTCGTCAGCGCAGTGTCGGCGGACAGAGGATAGTGCGAGCGGACGACGTTTGGCTACCCCTCTAGCTTGTCGATGGCGACGCCGAGGTAGCCGACGACCGCTGAGAGCGCAAAGGGAACCGCCACTACGACTGCTCCGTAAGGCCACGCGATCCACGCGAGCCACCAGGCGAGCGCGCTCCAGGCTCCGAGGCACCAGGGGCAGGTGACGAAGTACGTCCAGCCCTCGCTCACCCTCTCTAAGAGTCTGTCGCGAGGGACGTCGAGGATCGCATCGTCGCCGATCAGCTTCCATAGACGAAAGGCTGCGAGCGCCAGCAGGATGAACTCGAATACGCTCGGAATCATGCCCATATTCTTTCGGCGCGTATCGAGACAGAGGGGATCAGGGACTCGGCCAGTAGGTCATCCCGAACGTCGGCTCGCGCGGGTAGCTCGCTACCTGGAATGGAGAGCAACCGTTCGGACAGGACTGGGGCCATGCGCTGCCATCGTTCGGCCACGCGCACTCGACGCCGCAGCTCATGCAGTAGCCGACCTTCGGCTCTTCACCTTCCGGCTCGCCTCGCGGGAACTGAAGCAGGTCCATCAGATCTTCGTCCCGGGCGGAAGCAGGATGCGCGAGCGGACTGTCTGGATGGTCTCCTCGCGCGCATCCGGATGCCTCTCCCACGGGGGCGGCAGATCCTCTAGCTTCATGCTCTCGGCGATAATCGCGGCACCGCCGGGCAGGATGCCGCATTGCTGGATGTTCTGGAGTAGGACGCCGAGCACTTGATGGCAGGACTCCATCGTGGACCTCTGCTCGTCGGTGATGTCCTCGGGAGCAGTACCCGGATGGACGAACTTCTCGTTCGGCACGCGCAGTACGAGGATGTCGCCGCGCGCTGGCCTGACCACCTCGATCCAGTCGAGGATCTGACGCTGGAGCTTCGCCTCGTGCTCGCGCTTCTCGCGCTCTCTCTCCGCACGCCGCTCCGCCACACTAGCCGCAACCGCACCCTTGCTCATAGCAGCCACATCGCGAGAATGATGCCAGTTACGCCGACCGCCCACAATGCGAGCACCGTGAGCAGCGCCGGCGCGGACGACTGGGACCTCGGGGATCTCATCTGGCACGTTCAGCCACCGCCTCCGGAATAGAGTGCGGCCAGGGTACCCAGTTCAGAAGCACCTGCTCGTCCGGCCACAGGATCGACTGAAGATGCGCCGCCGCGTGGAAGCGCCCGCCGTCGTGCTCGAAGTATCGCTCAGCTCGTCTCTCGCGCTCGCTCGCTCGCGTCCATCCGAAGTGGTAGATGCCGATGCCGGTATCGAAGCCACGCTGCCCGCGTACAGCCTGCGGCTCACGTCCGCACGCGAGCTTCCGTCTAGGGATGCGCCAGCGGTTGCCCTGGAGACGAGCCGGGGCGCGCCAGAGTAGCGGACAGCGGCGATCTCCCCATTGGCCGTCCACGCGTAGGCCGATCTGCTCGTCGTTGATCTTCCACACCTCACGCATCGTGAGCGAGTAGACCGGCTCCGCTCGCTCACCGAATCTCATCGCCGCTTGCAGCGCTGCCGTGTCCCCGATGAACTCGTCGGCATCTATCGAGAGCACGTAGTCCGGCTGCGCCTCAGCCGTCCAGCGGAGCAGCGCATTGCGCGCGTCGGCCTCGTGAACGAAGAACGCCGAGTCGGTGTTCTGTCGCGTTCTCACCTTCGGGTAGCCCGCCGCGATCTCGGGCGTGGCGTCCGATGAGTTGTCGTCGAGCAGGCGTACCTCGTCGCAGAAGGTCAGCAGGTGATCTAACCACGGCTCCAGGTAGCGGTTCGCCTCGTTGCGGACGATGGCAGACGCCACCAGTTTCATGCGTCCAGCCAGCGATCGATCGGCACCTTGCCCGTGACCAGCAGCTCCGTGTCCACGATCACCTGGCGTATCTCGTCTCGCCCGAGCTTACCGGGATCTAGGTCGTTCGAGCGCGCGTACGCCAGCCGCGCGAGCTTGCCCACCATTATGTCCGTGAACTGCTCGACTTCCTCGACGCTGAGGCCAGCTTTACCAGGTCCTTTGGTAGCCATGCCCACCATCCCTTCATGTCGTGTTCGTACGGTTCCCAGCCGCGCGCCCAACCCATCTCGACGTAGCCCAGCGAGAGCGAGCGCCACGGTTCGTCAGGAATGCGATCAAGCTGAATGTTCGGGATGTCGGGCTTGAGCCAGCCCGCGCGCGGATGATGTCGGTGCTGCCAAATCGTGAATCCGGCGCGTCCGTTCTTGCCGAGCGAGAGCGGTACCGCCCTACGTCGCGTGAACGCCTCGGTGCGCATGAGACCGACGCCACCGATATGACGCGCGGGCAGGATCGTGTAGCGCGCCGCGGGCTTCATGCCGTCGAACGGCCCGTTCCAGGCCGCCTCCATCCCGACCAGCTCGTACTCGGGATGACGCTTCCAGGCCGAGAGCACGCAGCCGAGCCAGCCCGGCGGCATGGCGATGTCGTTGTCCACCTTCACGAACAGCTCGGCCTCGGTCAGCGAGGCAAAGTCGTTCATGGTCGCGCCGAGCGAGCGCCAGCCGCCGTCGCGTACCTCGTAGGCGAGCACGGGTATGTCCTCTCCCGCGGTCGCCAGAAACTCGCGCGTTCCGTCCTCCGAGCCGTCGTCGTAGACGGTCAGCCGCGAGACCTTCGACCAATCGGTGTTGCGCTTGAGCAGCTCGAAGGAGACGCGCGTGAAGGCGAGTCGATTCCAGGCCGTGTAGAGGATCTCGACCTTCATCGCACGCCAGTCCGTCCGTACCAGTAGAACTGCACCTCGACCCATCGCAGTCGGAAGCCAAAGCCGGTACGACCCAGCCAGAGGAACCATCGACCGCTGCCGATGCTGCTCACGCGATCTGCCTCACGAGGTCGAGCATACGAACGCGCTCGGCCTGGTGCTCGGGCTGCCGGTACATGCGATCCCAGTAGTACGACCACGGCAGGTTCTCCACCGGAACCTGAACTAGCACACGCGGCGTAAGACCGGTAACCACGATGTCGCAGGTGCGGCGGAAGAAGCCTATCTCCTCGCGCAGGCCCGCTACACCGATGGGCACGCCGGAGTTGTCCCAGCGGCGGAATGCTCGCTCAGGTACGTCTCGATGGAAGCACGCTCCGAACCCGACCAGCGCGTGCTCCTCGTAGAACTCGTGGCGGAACTCGGGCGGCATGTTGCAGACGATGAAGGCCGTCGGATCGGGCGTCTGCTCGATCTCGGCGAGCGCGCGCATCTCGTCCCACGTATCGACGATCGCCTGCGGGGCACCCACCACGCAGTCGTCGTCCTGTACGTAGATCAGCTCGGCGTCCGTGCGCTCAATGGCGGCGTAGCGGCCGTACACGGATAGGTCGTGCTCCTCGCGCGAGTTGTCCCAGATGACCACCTCCCACTCCTCGGGCAGCGATGTAACTACCGCCGTCAGGTCCTGATCTCCTCTCGTCACTATCACCGCTGCGACCCTCACCAGCGCCACTGCTCGTAGGGGCACGTCAGCGCCATCTCGATTGCGTGCCGACGCTTGCCC